GATCACTTCTAGGGGCGATGACATGGATAATATTAGCGTCGCTACTGTGCTGTATATACTTCGCAAGTATGTCGCCCCTGTACTTATTGGTGCGCTTGTGGTGTGGCTTGTGGCTAATGAGTTGGGTGCTTGGGCTGTGGCTGTTTGTGGTGTGGCTGATGCTTTAGCAATCTATGTCAAAGATTGCGGAGGAATAACATGAGTTGGGCAGCAGCTGCAACAGTAGCAGCCGGATATTTAGGTTATCAAGGCCAGAAACAGGCTAATCAGGCCACAGCGAAGTCTGTGGACAATCAAATAGAATTTCAAAGGGAAATGTCTAATACGTCATATCAACGTGCGATGAAAGACATGCGTAAAGCGGGGTTAAACCCGATGTTAGCATATAAGTTGGGGGGTGCATCAACCCCTCAAGGCGCACACTACGTGGCGCAAAACGAGTTTGGTGCAGGAATCAATGCAGCAACTCAAACATCCCAAGCAATAACAAGTGCAAAGCAACAAGCAAGTCAAGCGAAGCTAAACAATGCTCAAAAAAGCAAAATAACAGCTGAAGTCGAAACACAAATTCCAGCTGCGGTAAGAAAATTGGATGCAGAAGGCGATCTAGCAAGAGCAGGTATATCATTAAAAGAAGCAGAAACAGTATTAAAAGATTTGAATCGTGAAATGTTACAAATGGATATTAAAGCATTGGAAAAATTAGGTTTAAGTCCAATGCAATTGAAACATACACCCTTCAATCAATTAGGTAGTTTATTCATAGATAAGGTTGTCGAATTTTGGAGAGGTACAGGATTCGACAAGGGTGTTGGTTATATGACAACACCGGAATTGGAACAGGCAGTAGACCAAGCAATGAGTCAGGAGAGTCCATAAAATGAAATTCAGAACAGCATATGACAAGCGAGAGCGTAAAGGATTTGCAACAATAGGCGAAAGTCTTACACAACAGCATTTCGCAAAAGAAGCAGATATTAAGACGATCATCAAAAAACATGATCGTACAGGAATTATTAGCCATGTAGCGCGCGGAGTAGCGCACTATGGCGATTACAGTGAAGTAAACGAATATCGTGAGGCGCTAGATATGGTTAATAGCGCAAACTCGTCATTCATGGAACTGCCGGCTGAGGTCAGAGCCATGTTTGAAAATGACGCAGGAGCGTTCTTTGAGTTTGCAACCGATCCAAAGAACGATGAAAAGATGGTTCAGATGGGGCTGAAGGCAGCGCCTCCCTCACCTAAGGCTCCATCTGAGCCAGTTAAAGAGGCAGTAGCGGAAGCTAAAAGCGACGAATAAGGAGCACCCACACAGTTACTTACTTGATGTAACTGTGTGGAGTGACACCAAGGAGGTGGAAACGTGGAAAAAAAAAGATTTGACGTGTTAACGGCAAAGGTAAAAAACGAAAAAATATATTGGACAGTTTTGGGCAGAGCCTATGAAAACGAAACCAATATAAAAATCGAATTCAATGCTTTGCCAATACCAAATCCCAACGGGGATATATTTGTGTATCTAAAGGAGCAAAGCGATGTACAGAAAGTCGATGTCACGAAAGAAAAGCGGTAAATTGTTTACGCGTAAAGCGATGAACGTAAAAAGTAAAAATTTCGCAACAGTTATGCGTGGTGGCTATAGAATCTGATGACATGCTACCACCCATTACTAGCATATCGCGAAAGTGGGAAAGTAGTATTTAATAAGCCCTTCCCATACGCGAAAGGATTTAACCTGCCATGCGGCCAATGCATAGGTTGCAGGTTAAAGTACAGCCAAGAATGGGCTGTGAGGCTCATGCATGAAAATCAAATGCATGAGGAAAGTTGTTTCATAACATTAACAATGAACGATGAATATCTCGCGTCCAGGGAGAATCCTTTTTCCCTAGACAAAAGCGAGTTTCAAAAATTTATGAAACGGTTAAGGAAAAGGTATGGAAAAAAAATACGGTTTTTCCATTGTGGTGAATACGGCGAAAAAAATTGGCGTCCACATTATCACGCCATATTATTCGGCGTCGATTTCGCGGATAAAGAATTGTTTAAAGTCCGCGAAGAAATAAAATTATATACAAGCGAAACATTGGCAGAATTGTGGCCACATGGTTTCGTAACAATAGGCGAGGTCACAATGGAATCGTGCGCTTATGTGGCTCGCTATGTAACAAAAAAAATTAACGGAGAAGAATCAGAAAATCATTATATAAGATGGGACCCCCTGACAGGGGAGGGGAGACCCATTGAACCGGAGTATGCGACAATGTCGCGAAAACCCGGAATAGGTAAAACTTGGTTCGATAAGTATAAAAATGATGTTTATCCACATGACTATGTGTTTATAAAAGGAGAATATAAAATCCGCCCACCGCGATTTTATGACACTAAGTTGTCAGAGGAAGAGTTGGAAAACATCAAAGAAAAAAGAGCAGAAGAATTACCAGAAGTAATTGATAAATATGACGAAAATATGGATAGATTGTGGGTAAAAGAAG